ACAGCTGTCAGAGTACCAGTAGAAGGAACGCCGATTACAGGACGGTGGATAGTAGCGTTCACAGTGGCCGCGCCGCCCCTTAGAACGTCCGCAGTGACCTTATAAACGTAAGACCCTAGTTGGATGAAGTCTCCAGCCGCCAGGACGACTACAGAGCTTCCTACAGCGGGTAAGTTTCCAATAGAGATCGTCGTTGCGTTAGCCGCAGGCACAGAAGCCAGAGTCAGCGCCGCCGCCTGGGCACCAGATAGGCCACCGCGATAAGCAGTAAACCAAGAAAGATTGCTGCTAGAAAAAGTGATGTTTGCAGCAGTTTGACGGTCAAGGTTGTCAATCGTCTGAATAACATCTCGGACCTGTGGGTAGTACAGATAGTTATGCGGGACGATGGTGAACACCCAAGGCACTGCTGTCAGGTACTGAGCAGTTCTAATCTGTCCGCCTCTAGAGACTTGTTGTCCTACAGTACGCCGGTTATTCACAGTCATTGACTGCTGAATATCGACTATCGATTGAAACGACATTATGCGCGTCCTCTTCCAATGGCAAGAGACTTGTTAGCGTAGGCATTAGCCGCCCACACCGCTGTACTACTTCCCATGATCCTATCCTCAAAACTTTTTACGTCAATCGCTTGAATGTTGTAGTTGTTAATAACCTGGGAACCACCAACAGAGGATAGAGCGTTATTGGGAACAATAGTCCCAGATGTGCGAGGCACAAACATCTCTGGTCCCTTCTCTCCAACCATGTAGGAAGTCCCCGCGCTAACAGCGCCTCCAGAAGCGCGAGGAATAAGCCCAGAACCTCCTGTAATGGTTCCGCCACTGGCCGACCCAAATGAGAATCCCATAGACCTCAAGAAAGAGTTGAACAGCATCGTTGCCGAGGCTTTCAACTGAATCATGATCAAATCTTGGATGATCGACCTAGCCAAGTCTTTGAACGATAGCTTTCCAGTGCGGACAAAGTTCTCGAGTGCCTTTTCCATGTTCCCAAACACTGCATCGTAGACACGCTGGGTGGCCTTCAAAGAGTCCTGCATAGAGATGAACATCTCTTGCATACCTTGGTTCCTTCGAGCCTGGGAGATCAATAGATCGCGCTTCTCAGGGCTGAGATCAGGATTAGCCATGATCTCTGCGATCTTTCTCTGAGTTTCCAACTCCAGCATGGCAATCTGAAGTGCTTTGTCAGAGGCTCCGATCAGAGAACCTTTGAGTTGCAGTTTCTGCATTTCGTACTCAAGGCTTTCCTTTTCTACTTGACCCGTCTGAACTAACTGGTTGTAAATCTGATCCCTGCGAGATTGCTCTTGAGCAAGATCATTCATGGCCTCATCAGCAAGTTTCTGACGGTCAGCCATTTCATCTGCGTAACGCTTTCTTGCAAGGTCACGTAATTGCTTTTGCTTATCCTGCTCAATTTGAATTAACTGTTGAGAAAGTAGTTTTGCATTTTGCTCAACAAATACATCAGCTTCTGCTTGGTTCTTTTTTGCCATTTCGTTTCTGGCAAGGAATATCTTTTCTTGAGCGTTTAACTCAATAGTCATCATGTCATTCGCAGTCATCCTACGAAGATCATATTGATTCTTGACTATTGCTTGATCAATCTCAAAAGCAAGCTGTCGGCGCTTTTCGCCAAACTTAACCTCATCGTTGATTGCTTGCGTATCCTGTTGTGATTTCTTTGCTGCTTCTTCACCGGCTTGCATCTTGTCAAGAATTGCTTGACGTTTGGATACAAACTCCTGAAAGCTCTGCAATAGTTTCCCGTAGTAAACAGAGTCAGGATTGGCTTTATTAAGTTGATTTGCCGCAGCAGTGATGAACTGGTTTATCTGATCCAGTTGCTCTTCAAGTGTTTGTGGCCGCCCTATATTAAGAAGAGCATTCCAAGCCGCACTAGCCGCGTTCTTAAGTTTCGTCCACGCGCCCTCAAGCGTTCCCACTTGGCGCTCTTGGTCTTGAAGTTTCTTATTCAGCGCATCAGCAGCAACCTTGGCCGCTTCTTGAGCCTTGCCTTGCTTATCAAGCAGAACAATGTGCTTGTATTGCTCAAGCGTAAGGAAATTCATCCTGTCATTGAGCGACTTGATAGAGGACGCGCCGCCATCAAAAGCAGGGATTAATTTTTGTGCAACCTCAGTAGCAGTTTCACCAGACAACTTGGTGACGTTAGCAATAGCCTGGGCGACAGAACCTAGAGATTGATCTGTGAACTTCCCAGACTTGACCAACTCCATCAAGATGTCTTTGGTTTTGCCAATAGACAAGTTGGTCTTTGTGCTGACCGTATCGGCCAGATCAAGGAAGGTCTTTTGAGTCAGGTTGGCGTAATTGCCTGTCAGGATCAACTGATCTCTGAGTTCTGCTGCGTCTCTAGCGCCTTGATAAAACGCAACTCCTAGTACACCAAATCCCGCAGCAAGCCCTGTGATCGCCACCTTCATCGGCGTGATCATCGCTGCCAGGGCTTTGAACATATTGCCTATGCCGCCGAACTGATCCTTCAACTGACCACCCTGCTGAAGCAGAGCGATCATGGCGTTTTGTCCTGATGCGATCTGAGTTACAAGGTCGGTAGTTTGGTAGGTGATAGCAAGTTTCTGCTGCTCAGACAGAACCCCCATCGTCCGCTTGCCTGCCGCAGACACTTCATCGTAAGCCTTAGCCTGGGCAAGAAGCTGTTGCTGAAGAGCAGGAGCCGCGTTCTTGAATCTACCTGCGGCAATCTCACGCTCAATCTGCGTTACCTTGGAAACCTCTTTGCCGTAGTCCTCAGTGGCGTATTTAAGAGCAACAATCTCTTTAGCCGCAGCATTAGATTCCCGAGTAATGGCCGCCTTGAGATTTCTAGTCTCAGCAATAGCCTTGTCAACGTCAGCAGTAAATGACGCAGTATCAAGACCAAGAACGACACCAAGTCGAGCAATGTTGCTGGATGCCATTACTTCTTCCTTCGATTCAGTCGCTTCGCGTAAGCAGGGATTATGTAAGCTAACTCGCTCTTCAGTGCGCTAAGTACAGTCTCTACTTGAGCATCCAAAGACGGTCTTAGAAACGGTTGAGGGTTGAGCTTACTTGTCCCAAACTCCTGAGCCAGAGACACTGCGCTCTTCTTGACCGAAACAATCGCAATAGCCGCGTCCGTCTCGTTGACGTACTTGGACATCTTGTCCCTACCGTGAGGGATTCTGGCGTCTAGCTTGACCGTGTCTCTGAGGTGGATTGGTCCGGTGTTGCTTTCATCATAGGGAGCAGTCTGCTCAACCCGCTGATACACCGGCACCATAGCATTACGCGCCGCCTTTACGAGGGTGTTTCTCGCAACTAGGTCAGCGCGATAGCCTTGAGCCAAGTCCCGAAGTTGCTGCTCAAACTCAGCAAATCCCTCTAACTTGACCCCTCGCTCATTGGGTATGTACGCCAAACAACTTCTCCGCGCCTGGGGCCTGAGCCATGAAGGAAATCAGATTGTTGTTGACGGCAACCTTTTGTTCCTCTTCCGTCAACGGAGGAACAATGTACTCATGGGTTGAAGGAAGAATATCCTTCATCTCAAACGCTTTGTTCCCTTGTCGGAGTTTAGCGTTTAGGTTCCCAGTAGCAAAGCCACTCAAGGCTAACAGCATAGCCTTGTTCCCCAGATAACCGTCATGCAGCATGATCTCAATGTTCCGCATGTCGTCTGCTGGGATGTTGTCAGGACACCCACCGTGAGCCCAGACGTAAGCCCGAGCCTGTGAGTAAGTGTCCCTTAAGAGTTTTTTCGGGAGTCCCCGTAGGAAGGCTGGATAGCCTCTTGGATGCCCTTGATCATTTCCAGTTGAACAGTGAAGGGCATTTCCTCTTCAATCTGCTCATAGGTCAGATCATCAAGATTCCCTTCGATGGGAACCAAGAGCCGGAACATCTCGACAATGCGGTTCTCGACCTGCATAGCGGTGCGTACAAGCTCTTTTGTGGACCGACCATCCACATATACGTCCCCGTCCTTTTCCTCGCCTTGTAGGCCATTTACAGCCTTCTCGTAGCGGGTTTGGAACTTGGACTCATCAACCTGTTCAATCCTAGCTTGCATGTCCTCCATCTCTTTGGACAGAGGAACACGAACCTTGAAGGTCTTGCTCGCCAGGACGAACGACTTGATGCGAAGGGATGACGTATCCCCGAATGCTTGGGAGAGCTTCATATTATCTTGGCTTTATGATGTGTTGATAGATGGAATCGTTGACACGAACCGCGAAGTCCACCACTTCCTCGGGGCTCATCGTGTTGGCGTGGTTCTTTGCGATCTCATGTGCAAGGCTCACCGCAGTAAGCCTTTGCTGAGTAAAACCAAACCAATCTTTTCTTGTCTCTGCTTGGGCGATTAAGAACCCAAGCAGATCATTCGTGTTTTGTATTACTGTCACTTTAGTTGTTCACCCAGTTGTAGAGACCAGCCCTCGGATGGATCGTGAACATGGCTTTTGCTTCTGCTCCAGGCTGAGAATCAATCTGGAAATTAGAAGCCCGCCCAGTAAATGAATAATACACAGTGTTGCTTCCTTCTGTGGCGGCAATCACATAGGTGCGATCAATCGTACCGCTATAGGAATCTGCCCTCATCTGCAACAAACCGGCATCAGAAGGATTCCAAGTGGCAGTAATGGTCATTGATGTTCCAGCCGCTTGAGTAGGCATCTTGTCTGATTGCCTTGCCCCAGCAACAGGGAATGAAACTGAAGCATCATCTTGACCAAATGCTGGAATAGTCTGGATGTTCAAAAGATTAGTAGCAAATGTAATTGCTTGCACTTGTGCCAGCGTTCCCATCTGCGCTGCGGTCAATGCAGTAGGCGTACCTCCAGCAGACGTATACAGCACAAATGATTGAGTGCCAGCAGGAGGGGTTCCAGTTACAGTCAATGCGCGAGTGCCCCCGTTGTATGAAACGATGGGGTATGAGGTGCCAGCAATAAAAATTGCGCCAGTGTAGAAATTAGTTACTGCGCTGGCAGTCGTGCCGTCAGCAAATGTTGTTGGCAACGTAATTACTGATGCGGCAACAGTGCCACTACCAGTAACTTGGTTGTACTGAAAATACATGGATGCCGAGAAACCCGGCAAAACCTTGTTTGGCAGAGCCATGATTTT